GAAGCCGGGGACAGCGAGGATGCTCACCTTCCCCGCTGTGGTCGTGACTTCCTTCACTCCCGGCATCGTGAAGATGTGGAGGTTTGGGAGGCCTTCGGTGGCCTTCCTGATGACCTCAAAGGCTCTGGGGTTGTCGTGGTTCATGGTGCCAAACAAAAGAACTACTTGGTCGCTGTACTCGCAGAGGGGGCGAATGAGCCGATCCAGGGCGTCGTTGACATCTTCCAGGGCCGTGTCGGCCCACACGCGGGATCGGTTGAAGAGATCGCCCGCGACGATGGAGAGGTGGGGCCCCTGCTCCCTCGCCTTCCAAACGATGTAGTCCATACATCTGAGCGTGTCTTGGCGGCGGAGGTTATCGCCGTCCCTGGTGGGGCCCGCCAGATCGCCCAGGTGGATGTCGCCGGTATGCAGAACTCTAATCATCCTCTTCGCCCTCCTTCGCACAGGCACTACACAAATCTGGCTCCACCCAATAGCACCCTCCGGGGCAGGCATTGTGATGGGTACAGCCGCACACCCGGCATACCTGCTCAGTATCTACCACACCCATCATGTCCTCTTGGATCTTTTTCCAGCTATGGCCCGTCAGCGTTTGCATGGTGCGACACGCCAGAGCAAAGGCCTTTTGGGTTCTACGCTCCTTCTCTTTCAGAGCGAGGAAGGACAGTCTCTTTTTGTGGGGAGTATTCTGATTGCTCATCTCCGTCCCTCCTTCCTCGCCTGATCTTGGCATCTCAGGCACAGGACATCCCCGAACTGCCTCTGGCTATATCCGGCGATGTCCTCAGGCTTCCACACCCGCCCGGATTTCTGATCCTTCGTCCTCACGATCTCCTCACCACACCGGGAACAGTAGATCCCGGCGTCCGGCTCCTCCGGGGGCCAATCCCCACCGGGGGTATTCTCCCAGGGCAACGGCTCTTCCGGCTCCTCCGGGGGCTCAGGCCAGCCCTGGCCGCCTCCAGGCTCATCCGGGTATTCCGGGACATCCTGGGCCTCCTGGGCGGGAGGAAGGGCCGTACTGGGGGCGGCGGGCATCTCGAAGAGCATTCCCATACTCTGGAGATAGCTCCCAGCCACCGCTTGCTTGATCTCCGGGGCGTCCAGGTTGGGCACGATCCGGGCCACCACAAAGGGCTTCTTGAGGTCTTCCATCTGGTATGTGCCCGCCAGGCCCAGGGCCGCCCGGATCGCCCGCATGAAGGCCTTACTCTCCGCCATAGCGGTTCTGTGGGGGAGAAAGCGCCTGTACTGCTGACCCTGCATCCCGTCCTTCATGGTGGCGGCCTCCACGGTGCAGTCGATCTCCTTCGTAGCCTTCATCAGACGGAACCCGCCGGAGGGCTCAGGAACCCGGATCGTGACGGTGACAGCGACATCGTGGACGTGCTCGCAGTTGCCACACACCCTGGGCTTGCCGGTGGCGCGGGCCATCTCAATACACCGCTGACAGCCCTCAGTCCGTCCGGGGGTAGTGTCCACGATGCTGATATTCGCGGCGGCGGCCAGCTTCATGCCGCCCACCTTCGTGATCGCCCAGGCCTTACAGGACTTCTCGAAGTAGATGTCCTTGCTGGGGCCGCTATTTTCCGTGTTCTGTCTGGTGTCGAGCTGAACCTCGGAAACGACGATTCTCTGGAGGTTGGAGGCCGCTTGCATGGTCGTCACCGGCACCAGGACGTTGAACTTCTCGCGGGGGTATTTGTTGAGCTGGATAATGTCATGGCATTCCATAATCTTTCTCCTTTCGGCTTGACAGGGGCCCGGAGAAGTGGTATTATGATCTCGGTTAGTTATTTCCGTTGGGTCGTCCCCGTTGCTCCGGGGGCGGCCCTTCCACTTTCCAGGCCTATGAGCATGATGTCATTGATTCCCTCCTCCAGCTTGCGGAGGAAGGCCAGGGCCTTTTCAAACTCCGCCCTCTCTGAGGCGTCGATCACCCCGTCAAAGGCGATCTCCTCAAGGCGGTTCGCTACCCCCTGCCCCTCGGCGATGAGCCGCCGGATGCGGAGGGTGGCGTGGGGAAGCTCCCGATCTGTCACCGTCTTCCCCATCTTCTTCCCCACCGGGCACCCGGCACAATACCGGGGAAGGATGTCCGGGGCGTTGTAGCACTCAGCATAGGTCACGATGTCGTCCGGGGTGAGCTCGATGTCCCCGCGCTCATGCCGCCCAATGGTTTCCGGCGAGAACGGAACACGGGTCGCCGCCGTTCCCCTGCTGACAAATCCGGCCTCTACTCTTGCCTCCCGCAGATATGCGGGGGGCTCTTTTATTGCCGCAGTAGGCATTCAGTCTTCTCCCCTTTCTGGTACAATGGGATCATGGCGGGGGGCTACGCCGCCGGGGCAATCGCCTTGATCCGGCGGGCGGCCCGGAAGGCGTTGTCGGTCAGTTGCCGTTGCCATGCACCCTGAGAAGGTGCCCAGCGGAAGCCCTCGCCCTTGAGCTCGGCCCGAAGGTCAGCGTCCGGCTTCTCATCGAAGAAGATCTGGAGGCGGTTCTCGGTGGTGTTGACCTCCACCCTTCCGCCGTCGAACTCCCAGCCCCCGGCGTCCCCCTTCTCCTTCTGCTTCTTGAGGGCGGCGATCCGCTCCCGGATGCGGTGGATGTTGGCGTTGTTGTTGGAAAGCGCGAAGGCCGGATAGCCAACACGGCCCATGAAGTCCGGCTCCCGGAGGGCCTTGATGTCCTCCGGCGAGTAGCCCAGCTCTTTCAGCTTGGCGTCCCCCGCCTGGGTGTCCTTCATGCGGATCGCGGCGTTGGCGGCCTTCATGCGCTCCTGGGCCTTCTCCAGGGAGGTGAGCTTCCGCCTCAGCTTCTCCAGGGCGTCAGGATCGTCCCCGCTGATACCGCCCAGGCCAACGCCCCTGATCTTCTCAAGGATTCCATGGATTTCCTGATACTCCCGGTGGTTCTTGTCGTCGGCGGCGTTCTGCTTCTCCTTCTTCCGTATCGGGAAGTTGGAGGGGCCAGCGACCAGCACTGACGGGCACCGGGTCATAATCTCATAGTGCTTGTTCAGGTTCTCCGCCAGCTTGCGGGCGTAGAGGTCAAGGAGGTGGTCGATCTTCTCATGGTACATGGGATCAACCCGGCGCTTCTGCCGCTCGGCGATCTCCACGGCCCGGTCAACCTGGGCCCGGTAGTCAGCGGTGGCACTCCCCTCCTTGTAGTCGGAATAGCTCATCATCTCCTTGGCCCTGCGGGCCATGCTCTCGTTGATTGTGTAGTAGGTCATGGTTAGTTATCTCCTTTCAGCTCAGGAGGCAACGGCAACAGCGGCCAGCCTCTCACGCACAGACTCCTTCTCAGCGGCAGCCTTGACCGCCTCCTCACGATCTTGGCAGTCGCAACGCTCGCCGGGGTCAAGGGCACACCCACAGATCGGGCACTTGCGGAAGTAGGTTCCTCTACTCACGGTCTTCTCCTCCTTTCTCGACGGGAAGCGTCCATCCCCTTGCCTTCCAGCCCGTCCAGAACAGGATAGCGGCACAGGTGGGGATGCTGACGATCCCGGCGGTATCTACCTGGAACTGGGCCACATCCACGGCCAACAGCACCAGGCGGGCGGTCATCATAGCGGCCAGGGCCAGCAGAGACAGGCGGGCATAGAGCCTCCAGGCCCGCCGCCTCCGGCGCTTCTTGAGGGCGGCCACCACATCAAAGGTCATATACTCAGTCTTCATAGCCTCTCCTCCCTACGCCGTCCGGGCCTTCTTCGGGAGGGGCGGGGTGCTCTCCAGGCCGAACCGTTGATCGAAATACTTTCGGCTCACCCGCCCCTGACAGGTGAAGATCCCGTTCTCCTCCAGCTCGGCGTTGAGCTGGGCCATGATCTTATAGGCCTTCGACTTCTCATAGCCCAGGATTCTCATAACGTCATCCACGAAATAGAACATATCGCGGGCAGTCTTGACTTGGCTCGCCATGGCTCAGGCTCCCTCCTTCTGTCGGCACGAATCCATATACTGCCGGACGATGGGAATGACCTCATGCCCAGCACATCGGCCCGTCCCGGCCTCAATCAGGGTGGCGTACTTAACGCCCGCGGCATCTGCCAGTTCCTTGATCGTCATGCCCATCTGGGCGGTGAAGACGCGCACCTCGATTCCGAAGTCAGTCTTAGGCTTGATGTTGTTTCGCGTTCTCACGTTGGTTCCTCCTTCCCGATTCCTTATAAATACGGCTTGTTTTTTGGGCGTCGGTTTGTTATACTGTTACCAGGTGTCCCTTTGGGGGACGAAGACGAAGGTGAAGTCGGCATCCACGGGATCGCAGGGCTCGCCTTCAAAGTCATCCCAGCATTTGGTGCAGATATGCGGCTCCCGGCCCTTCCTCGGATCGGTGTCCACATAGAGCCGTCCGTTGGTGAGGCATCGGTAAACCGGCCTGTCCCAGCTATCCCGCCCCAGGTGGACAAGGAGGAGCTGGCGGCAAGTGTGGGGGGCATGGGCGATCCCTACGGCATCCTGGATGTCGCCTGGAATCACTCTCCCGTAGAACCTGATCCCATTTGGGGTGATGAGCTCTCTGTCCCCGTCATCTCCTCGCGGAGGCCAGTAGGTAATCGGGGCGGCGTCACAGGCGGCAATCCCGCCCATTGTCCCGATGCGGATAATCTCAGCCCCGCAGTGTCGGCATTTCATGTCCCCACCCCCCTCAAACATCCATCGCCGTTCCGTGGTAGGCCCACCAGGAGCCCCGCCGCCGAAAGAGCTTAAAGCCGATGGTGAAGATCTGGCCGGTGCAATCGAAGGGGCTCGGCGTGGCCTCACAGTAGCGGTTAGCCTTGAACCACTCGGTAGCCTCCTCCTCGCTCCAGTCGTCCGGGATGGGCAGTTTCTCAACGGTGGTTACGGAATCCCCGCCGTTCCAGATCGCGAAGGGCTCAGTCGGGCGGCGGCAGAAGTTCCGAATTGCCCGCTTGACGGAGATCAGCTTCACGTTGGAGATGTCATCAGCCTCCTCCGCGATCTTCACGATCTCGAAGGCCACCCGGAGCTCGTGGCGGTTCCGGATCGTGGGCCAGGTGCGGGTCTTGAAGTAATACTTCCAGACCTCCAGCCGCTCCGCTTGCCGCATATTGAGCACCTTCTCAAGGGCCTTCTGAACCATGGGGGCATACTCCCCCAGGTGCTCACGGCACCACTCCGGGTCTTCCTTGACCTTCACGGCCAGCCCCAGGTGTTGGGCGGCGGTCAGATCGTAGACCTTCTTTGTCACTCGATCCTGGGAGGCCTCGAATTCGGCGTTGCAGTAGCCATACAGGAACCCGGTGTGCCTTTTGCAGTTGTCGCGCTTGGCGCAGATTTCACAGCTCTTTTCCATGGTTAGTTATCTCCTTTCGCTTGCCGCCGTTGCCCCGGCGGGTTTACCGTTCCAATCGGCGGAGGAGGCACAGGTCTTCCTGATAGGCGTAGTGACTTTGCCGCTCCTCCAGCTCCTCGATCAATTCGGCCTCATACTCTGCGGCCTCTCGTTCACAGCCGCACCGCTCAGAGAGTGGGGCCCCACAGTAGGGGCAAAACCGCTTCATCATGTCGCCCACCTCCTCAGAAGTTGTGATCGTAGTTCTCATGGCGGCCCCGGCTTATCATGCACCCGTCGCTCTGCCAGCGTTTTTCTTTCTGCGACCAATAGCACTTCCGGGTTATCCCCTTCGGGTCTGGCTCATAGACCCACTCCTGATCGGTGTCGTTGGTGCAGATCACGGAGAAGCCGCCGGGGACGTACTCAGGCTTATAGCCGGGGGCGTAGGTGGCCTTGTCCCGCTGGATCGTCAGGGTTTTCGCCGTCCGGGCGATGATCGTATAGGCGTGGGCATCGCTCCAGAGGTGATATGTAACCCCGTCGCCTACCTGGAGCTCCTGATTAAGGGCTCCCTCCAAATCCCACTCAAGAAGCCGCTTCCGCTCCACCATCGGGTAGCCGAACTCCTCCCAGAACTGATCCCACAAGGCCTTGTGGGTATCGACGGTATGAGCCGGGTTCTTGTAGACCTTCTCCTCACAGAGGCGATCATACTCGGCGTCCAGCTCGGCGATCTCCGCCCTGATCCTGTCGGATTCCTTGACCGGGGCCGCCGCTTCCATGCGGCCCCTGATCTCAAAGATGATCTCCTCATACTCG